TTCTTTTATCCTTAACAATTAAGTCCAAGATGTTAGATTGTAATTGTGTTACATCTGCAAACATTTCAAAGTCAGCATCGTCGCTAAATCTTGTTTTGCTTTTAAGAACCTCGTAGTTACTTCTGTCTTCTCCGAACTCAAAGAACACTTGAAAATCTTGTTCGCTAAATTCTAAATCTTCAGCACCTAACCAAGTAGCAACCTCTTCGTCGCTTAAAGCATAACCGCCCTTAAGCATTGAACTTGCTTGTTCTCTGGTAATCTTGCCCTTGTTAAAATCTCTAATGATGCGCTGCATATTTTGCCACTCGCGACCTTTCAATCCTTTAATATGCTCATTAACGCTTAAAGGACTTGCTGCCATTGGTTGCTCACTTTCAATAGGCATTCCGTATTTAGTTGGGTCAATACCAAGCTTCTCTAATATCCACTCTTTTGGTGCTACTTCCTTTATAATGCTTTCGCTAAAATCAATACCGATTGGGTCGGTAGGTTGTAGCATTAATTCCTCTGTTACCCCTGCATATTGTCCAAGCATATTAAATACACCTTCTAACTGCATTTGCTTGTAACGAATATAAGTGTTGTTAAAGATTTCGTAGCTATCACGCATCTGTTGTCTATTCCCTAATTGACCAGGAACGGCAATACCAAAAAGGTCAGGGCTTGTAATCTGGTGTCCGCTAAAAATGTTATTCTGTATTAACTCGTCTACTCTCCCAAAATCTTCTTTAGTTAAATCACTCGCACCCAAATCGTCTACAATAGGCTTTCTTGTTGCATCGTTTACAAAAGCAAGTAAATACTTTTTGCCGTCTGCACCCGTGTACATATTATCAAACTGTCTGCTTACTGCACGTTTCTCGTCAGGGCTTGGCTCTCCGTTTGGTAAAGTAATAAGTTTACTGGCAGAAAACCCGGTCTGAGCATTACCTAAAACGTGCTTACTTACTTCTACATCACTTTCAATGTAGTTAAGCGCACCGAAATAACCCGGAAGGCTATAAACATTCATACCCGGTCTGTATTCTTTTACATAAAGTATTTGAACACCTACAGGGTTTTTAGGATTGAAAGCATTGTATATCTCAGCTTTTTCTTGATTGCGTGTAGCCTTCCAATCTTCTTTATACCAAAATTGAGTGTTGTCTTTGTTGGTTCTAATCTTTGTATAATCACAATGCCATAACTCAGCGATTTGTTCGCCCATTACAGACCAAATAACTTGAATGTAAGCACCACCAAATAGTTCAATATCTAAAGCTACCTTTTTAGTTAAATCATTAAGAGTTTCTTCTCTATTAACTTGCTTAACAATAGGCTGCTCTCCGGCCCAACCATTACCAACAATGTAGTTCACTTTGCCTCTTACGATAGCATTGTGCTTTGCTGACTTATTAAAAAGGTCTAATAGGTATTGAGGATAGTCATTGTTTTGACCATACTGCATATACCCTTCGCCTTTTTTCTCTTTATATTCCGGTTGCTTTGCTTCCGCAAATGTCAATACTTGTATTTCCATTATTGTCTTATTGTGAATGTGCTTGTTGTTTCGTATTCTGTGAATGATATAGTTGTACCCTCGAGTTCCATTATGCCTGTTTCAAGCAAGTTTAAGCCCGTCGGGTTTGTGTTGGTAGTACTTGTCTGCTCGTAGATTGTGTAGGTGTATTGCCCGTTTAAAGCCGTATTAAAGAAGCTATTAACTACAATAGTGAACTCGTTGTACCTTTCCTTATATGCGCTTATATCTGTATTGTTAAGCCTTACAAATTTGATGTCCGTATTTGTTGATCTATTCTCAAATATAAATAGATAGTTCGGGCTTGTTAAAAGCTGCTTCTCAGTCAAGGTAAGTATTATGTTTTGGGTTTGCCCCTTTATTAATCTTATCACAACTATAAATATAAACTATCACGATTGTTTGCAAAATAAAAAACCCCCGCCTAATTAAAGACGAGGGCATCTATATACAAAACCAAAACAACCTAAGAACCAGGAGTAGTTAAAGCTGCTGCAACTGTAGAGTTTACCTCTGGAGCCATAGCCGCTTCTGCACCTGTAAAAGTTAAAGTGTAACCACTTCTGTCACCTTCAGCCGTACCACTACCAGAGTTACCTGCGGTAAGGTCTAAGCCTCTTGTTTTACCTAAGTACCAGTATTTGCCATTGTTATCTTTGGCAACTGCTACTAAAGTGTTTTGAGCTAACAACAAGATTTCGTTTCTTGTGTTCGCTTGTAATTTGTTTAATACGATAGTTAATTCTGGAGCATAGAAAACAGTTCCGTTTTGTACGTTTGCATTGATATTCTCAACGATTTGAGAAGTACCTTTTACAAGTTCATACTTAAAGAACTTTTTACCTGCTGCCTTAACAAGTGCGGTAATAACACCACTTGCCTCGGTAGTTGAGGTAACGTCTGCTGCTGCTGCAAAATAAACCTCGGTAATTCCGCCTAATGAATCTTTACAATCAAGGCTGTAATTTTGAGAAAGTGCGCAACTCATTTGTTAAATATTATTAGTTTGAAAAAATGGGTAGGTATATTTCAACCTACCCGATAAATTATGCAAGAACAAATGCAGCAACTTCGTCAGGGAACGCGATGTTCACGCCCATCTTGAATTCTGCTACGAAACGTACTTGGTCAGCTTCTTTAGCGTAGAAAATTTCAAACTTCTCTTCCTCGTTCAATAAGTCAGTACCTAAGAACATATTGCTTAAACGCATAGCGTAAACTTTGTTAGTTCCGTTAAGACCTGCAACTGCTACAACTTTGATTGTAGTACCAGGAAGTACGAATTCGCTATCAGCTTTAACATCAATTTGGTAATTGAAAGAACCGCTATTCTTAAGAGCGATAGTGTAAGTACGGAATAAATCTTGACCGCAGAAGATAGTCATATCGTCAGCAGCTACAACTTTTGCAGGGATTGCTCTGTAAACACCATCAAAGATGCTAATTACGTTAGCAGCAGTAATAGAAGATAAAGGAGCGCCTGAAATAAAAGTAGAAGCGTTTGCAGCAACAACACCTGAAGCAGCACCGATTAACTTAACAAGACCATCAAACTTGTTTAAGTTTACGTTCACACTTGAAGTGTCTCCCTGCCATAAAGCAGTTTCTAATTGTGCAGCGATTGTCTTAGCTTTCTTTTCGCTATACTCTTGCTCAAAAGGAATAGAATCATAATAAGACCCTGTTGGTAAAGATTTCTGAAGGTACTTTGACTCTAAATCTTTCGGACATAAAGCTTCATTTAGTTTTATGTGTCCCGGAGAAACCGTGCGCTGCGTAAAAGTCGTCGAGCCTGAAGCTGTGAACCCACAAGCATTACCATCTTGGAAGATAGCGTCAGTTTCCATAATATTGATCTTCTCAGTTGATTTTACACCAACCATAATTTGGCCAGCGCTCTTAATAAGAGACGCAGTTTTTGCACCCAATACAGATGAAGTTACAAGTAGAGCTTCGTTTTCTTTTGTATAGTTTGCTAATGCAGATACATCAAATCCCATTTTATTTTATTTTTATTTGTTTAATAAAGCGTTTCTAAATTTTTCTAATCTATCGTACTTCATTTCCTTTGTAGTTACGTTAGCAGAAAAGTTGTTTTTTGGTTGCGCAATAGGTTCAGCGTTAGGTGTCTTTGTAAGTGCTTCTATTAATTCAGCTACTTGACTAAAGCCATTCTTAACTTTTGCCTCTAATTGTGCTACTTGTGTTTTAAGATTTTCGTTTTCAGAAACTAAAGCAGCGATTTCGTCTGCCATTTTCTCGTCCATCTTTTTACCCATTTCAGCAGGAGTTTCGTCAGCGATTTCCGCTTCTGCTTCTGGAGTTTCGATTGAAATAATTTTAGCGTTTTCGTCTAACTCGATTTGAGTTCCGTCTGCTAATTGGTGTTCGCCAGTTGGAGCAGGTGTTCCGTCAGCTAAAGTAACTACACCGCCAATAGCTAATTCGCTAATCATAACCTTCGTTCCGTCCATAAGGCTATATTCCGCGAATGTAACAGGTACCTCTTCGATAGGTGCTTCAATAGGAGCCGGAGCCTCTACTTGTGGCATATCTTCGAACAAAGCCCTAATTTGCATAATTGCATCTTTTGCGTTCATCATTCTTTTTGTTTAAATATTAATAAAAGATTTTGTTTATCATTTAACCCGTTGCAATATTTCCTTTATTGCATTCATAAGTTCTTGT